GGAAAAGTAAAATATGATTTTGAGTTTGCATCAAAATCCCAACACAATGCCTTATATGCTATGCTTTATAGACATTGTCTTCCTAATATCAATTATGATCCCATTGTATACAATAGATTTAAAGACTTTTCTAAGAGATTTATGGATTTTATCTTCATAAAATTTAAGAAGGAATTATTGAAATCATTCGACTACTCAGAAGGATACAACCCAATTAAATGGCTGCAAAAGAAAGAAAATTTTTCAGATCAGAAGAAGAAAATATATGCTTCACAGATGTATGAAGATAATATGAAGTTGAAGAAAGGTGTGGTAAATGATTATATATGTAGTTTTACCACTATGGTAAAAGCTGGAGAAGTCTTTACTTCAGATTATATTCCGAAAGGATTGTTGATAGAATCTAAAAAGAGGCCTAGAAATATATTTGTACCTCCAGTAAGAAACTGTACTCATCCTGTATATTTCCAATCATTCTTATGGAAGCCTCTTAGGAAAGCAATACCAAGTTTTATACAAGGATATACCAAAGATGACTATATAAACTGGATGAAAACTTTTGTAGATGATTATTATTGGGCGGTTTCAATAGATGGTTCAGCATGGGATAGTACTCAGTATGCAGATTTAATGGACTTATGTGAAAATGAATTATTCAATAGAATTATGAAAGATGATTCTTTATTTAAATCATTTAAAATGTTGATATCTAAATCTGAAGAGTTTTCGTTGGATCCAGATCAGACTGAGTCTTTGTGGAAAAGCATATTGATTTCAGCCAAGAAGAACAAAACAGTAGCTTTCACTTACTTACCATCTTTTTGCAAAAATAATAGAAGATGGTCTCAATATATAATGAAAGAATGGAGAAAGATCAAAGTGCAATCAAAAGATGATGATGAATATCACAATCCTTGGAAATACTGGTTAGCAACTCCATTAAATGGAACTACTTTTAGTGGACATTCAACTAAAACTACTCTTGGCAATACTTTAAGATCAATCATGTATATGTATTTTTATATTGAAGAAACTTTTGGAAGATTAGACTTTGAAACGATGTGGAAAGAATATCCAGTACAAGCATCTGGAGATGATACTGCTGCTTATTTATCCGATCAAAGAAAAGCGATTCAATTAAAAAATACTATAGAAAGATTATCTTTTAGTAAAAAGTACTACGATCCAGTTGATTATCCAAATAGGAGAAAAGGTTTAGGACAGTGTATACCAGATGTAAATGTGACTAGATGGTATGATATAGAATTTTGTTCTAAATGGGTATTTCACACTCAAGGGAAAATCTCTAGTGTAGGAATGTATAGAGATGTTTCTAAAGTTCTTTATTCAAGGAATGCATATACTGGATCAAACCCAATTATTAGAAATAACCCATCACTTCATGCAGAAGCAATATATAGAGGATTCAAAAGTGAAAAAGTTAGCATGCTAATTGAAGATTTATTGTATTTAAGGTATCAGAATGTCTTATCAAAGAAACAATTAGCAAGTGAAGATTCCAAAGAAAGAGAATGTATGCTATCAAAAATATCAGACAAGGTCAAATATGCTTTTAAAAATGGGAATAGTGAATTTCATAGTGATTCAAATGATTATCAACATCAGGATAAGATTAACATTAGAGCGGGAGTATGCTATTCAACTTTATTCGAAGCTTTAATGTCTAATCAATACTCAACTCACTCATATATAATGGATATGAAATCTATTATTGATAACAATGATCAACAAGGAAAACAAAGAATCAAAGAGATCATTAGAGGGAGGAAAAAGTTGAAAAATAAACTGGAGATAGAAATGATTGATAATCTTTCTGCTAAAGAAATCATTGTGAAAGAAGCTAGGAAGAAAAAGGCCGAAAGAAGAAG